GACCAACAGCGTTACCTTTGCCTATAAAAGTCCTCTCTGGGTCACCTCCATCACCGGCGCCTCGGGCAACGATGTCGCTGTCAGCGAATCCCAAGGGGCCGGGCAGGTGGGCAGCACCATCAGCAATCAATCCGTGCAACCGAGGGACATCACCATCAACGGTGCGGTCCTCGCCGCGGTGGAGGCGAACCGCCGCGGCATCCTGGCCTGTGTGCTGCCGGGCGTGACCGGGCGCCTGACCGTCATCCAGAACGGCGAGAGCTGGTACATCGACGGCGCGCCGAAACGGACGCCGGAATTTTCCGACGGCTCTGTTGTGCAGGACTTTCAATTTGTCTTGCATTGCCCCTACCCATACTGGCGCAGTACGGCGGACGGCAGCGCGCAGGTCGCGGGCCTTACAAAGCTGTTCCAGTTTCCGTGTTCGCTGGCAGGCACCTGGTATATCTCCAAATATTCGGACAGCCTGTTCACCGTCGTAAATAACGACGGCACGGCTGCGATGGAATTTGACGTCATATTCACCGCAGCCACCGAAGTAACAGACCCTGAATTTTACCATGTCGAGCGCGGCACCTTTATCAAAATCAATAAGGTGATGGCAGCCGGCGAAAAAATCACAGTCTCTACTGTCTATGGCCGTAAAGGCGTTACGCTCCAGCTCCCGGATGGCACCGAAGCTAACGGCTTCAAATATCTGGATGTCGGCAGCGATCTCAATATGCAGATG